TTGGGGGCGGAAATAGGTTTGAGCGCCCTGCATCCCAAATTGGGTCAAATTGGGCGCTTGAATGTTCATCATTTCAAACCGGCCCGGGGTGTACTGAGATCGAGCTAGGGCTTCTTGACCCGCCATAACCGCCATGTTTTCAGCGGTCCTAAACCCACCGGGAGTTTGTAAATTCCGGACAGCCTGTTGAACTTCTCGCTGGGCAACACCCGGAGCGGCAACCCTTTGGCCCTGATAAACCGGTAGCGCACGAGAGGTCAAAGCCTCTGTACGGCCCAACAGTTTTTCCATGTACGGCTGGGCGTACTCCGGAATGGTTAACTGACTAACCTGAGTAGGTTGTGGTGGGGGAGATCCGCCTTTACCCATGAATTATCCCTTCACTACCCGCTGGTAGTTCAAATGTCTGCCAAAGAGCCTTGTGTCCATCTTGTTTAAACACCTTAGCCCATCCAATTCTAGCAGTTGCCTCAACCCCATCACAGTGATTGTCGAAAGCCCAGTGCTGAAGCATCTTCAACATAGGATCTTTCCATTCCGACAACCTTTCTCCGCCGCAAAAAGACATACAGAGGTATTTCTTTCTAGGGTAATGTAGGAAGTTAGTAACAACTGCACCCAAAATCGTATTACCTTCAAAGGCGACCCACAGGTGGTGGTCGTAATCCATAACGGCATGGTAGATGTCATCAACTTCGTATCGACCGTGCGTGTACTCTGCCGCTCCTGCTAAATAATCCTCGACATTAGGCCAACACTGATCAACAAATTCCCTCGGTACATGGGAAACTTGGATCATACGGGCATAACGCTTTCTGCCTTCATTTCAGGCGGTTGCTTGTCTCGACCATACTTCTTCATCCGTAGACGGGCAATCATCTCGTCCAGTCGGTTAGCACCAGCATCGGTTGATCCGTTACCTAGCATAGCGACCGCATCGGCGGGAACAACATACTCCCCATCGGAGAGAAGAACATCTTGCTCACCCCCGATAGAGGCTTCTATTTCATCGCTCATGCCATCGCCCTGACCCCGGAGGATGTTGCCCTCTTTGTAGCCTGTAAGACCGCCTTGGGCCATTCTTTGAATCATTCCGCCACGGGCATATTCAGGCCCGGGAGCAATGTAAGGCTCTCGCTCTGTAAACTCTCGGGTGTAGGGGTCATAGTCAAAGGGACGAATCAGGGATTTTTGTTTTTCGTAACCCTCAATCCCGGGCTGTTCAAACGCATAGGGAGCAATACCAGCGACGGTGTAACCAAGAAGGCCTTTTTCTCCGCCAACGCCTTTCATAAAGGCTTCTCGTGCCGCCGCTCCTGTGTCCCCAGTAGAGAGGACATTCTTAAGGCCGGTCATTGAACTGCCCGTTGGAGTTGGGAGGCTTGTCCCAGTTACACTTGGGTCTAGCCCCGGTATTCCGGCTTGCCCATAAGGTAGTGGTTGTTGAGAGACAGGGAGCATTGATTGCGAATTAAAGGCTTGGCTAGCCGGAATTTCTCCTGCACCGGGGGGTATAAGACCATCTGGGCCAAAATTAAATGCATTTGCTCCGTCGGAGGGCAAACTAAACCCAGAGGCGGGGTTCATTGCTATGTCTGTTGGTGTAGGCACAGCCCCTATTGGCTGTGAGTACATCCCAAAATTTCCCTGCCCAGCAGTATTAAGAAGGCTTTCTGCTCCGGTGGTTGCGCCAGCCGCTCCAGCAGTACCGGCAGTACCGGCAGTACCGGCGGCCCCAGCAGTACCGGCGGTCCCCGCAGTTCCTACACCTCCTGCCGCACTTAATCCTTCACCCATACCAGCACCACCATAAGCACCCAGACCCGCCAGAAGGCCTTGACCCAAGTCTTTGGTGATTGCCGCCGTTCCTAAACCCGTGGCAATACCAGCCCCAAGGGCGGACATTCCAAGGCCCTGTAGGCCCATACCAAGAAGGAAGGGGAGAAACGCTTCTGGCTGACCCGTTCTTGGGTTGGTTGTAAGATCCCCGCCCATCCTTTGAGCGGCGGCTCGTAAACCAGCTACCTCGACAGGGTTCATGTGAACAAGCATGGAATCTCCGTATCGGCCTTGGGAGGCCAGAGATTCCGCCATTGGTTTCATGTCATACATAGTCTTGTCCGTTTAAACAGATTAGTTGTATTTTGTCATGGAGAGGGGGGTGTAGCAACACTAAACCCTTCTAAATTCGATATAAAGTTCACCGCCATGACCGCCGAAGAATGCCCCGGATAGGGCGATGAGGGTGCTTCTGCCTCAAAATAAAGATCAAGATCGTCTGTGGCCCACATTATTTCAATGTAACCGCCCGCCTCGACATCAATATTAAAGTTCCAGTTTGTCTCGGTCGTTCCGTTGTTAATGTTATTGGTGACGGGTATACCCGAGTACCCAATGTCTGTGCCGTTGCGTCGAATCCAAATCCAAGCCGTTTTTGCACTGGAACTTCCGCTTGCCAATACACCGGTAAATTGGAAGTTGTAGATGCCACTTCGGTCTACGGTAATGCGTGTTGGGCTTGCAGAGTTAATCGTTGTACTGCTTACCGTTTGGGAGGTGTCTACAGTATAAGTACCTGCTCCGCCCGTCCCGGTTCCGTAGGCCGTGATTCGGGTCCCTGCTGTAACCCCGGTTCCTGAAATCACAGCGCCCACCAAAACGGTCCCGGAGGTCACCGCCGATACGGTCATTGTGGTCCCAGAAATAGAGGCTGTAAAGACCGCCGCCGCATTGTTCTCAAGGGTCATACCGTTTTGAAAATAAATGTTCTCAAAAAAGAACCGGTAAGCGGTGTCAACAATTCCTGCGGTGTGGTCGGTCGTACTAAAGTACAGGGCGCATGGCCTGTTTAAACCAGCACCACCCAAGGGATCGGCTAACTCGGCGAAGGTGGAATCCAGCCGGTTAAAGTAAAGACGAAGGGCGTTAGAGAGTTGTTCTTGTTGTTGGGGGTCGTAGGTCGGCCTTGTAATCGGCAGATTAGGCGCTCGGACTTTATAGAATCCCATTACCTTCTTCCATCCGGTCGAGCATCTAAGCGGGTATCACCCAGTTGCCATGCCACCCCAAGTTCATCGGAGTAAATCTTAAAGCCCATCTGTCTGGCTCTGGCTCGCATAAAGACTTGGTCCGTGTAAACGCCCACCGAGGTTTCAATGACATTCTCTGGCGCTTCTGTCTGATAGTTACTTCCGGGGAAGTTGCGGGGACGGATCTGAAGTTTTACCGTTGGTTCTTCCGCTGTGGAGCCTGTGAAGTCCACATCCGGGATCATTCGACGGATCAGCATAAACTGCTCCCCATCTTGAATATCAAAGTCAGAGGACTGGATATAGGAATCCATTGCCGCCCCATCGTCATCCGTTCCAACCTCATGGTTGTAGATGTACTGCCCACCAATGGCTTGAGGGTGAGGCCTAAAGATGGAGTCTAGCCATGCCGAACGATTGATTGTTCCGTAATACCAGATCTGCTCTCGGTAGTTGTAAACAACATAGGCATCGTTGATGTTACTGTTTGCCGTGGGGTAGAACCACCAAACCTCGTTAAAGGTCTCGTTGGTTCCTGCGGTGACATAGGCCAATGCCTCAAAGTTAATGTTGTTAAAAATATGGTTTCTCAAGGTCGATGGAAGGGTATCCACCCGACCGTTGTAGACATAAAACTTATCCACACCCATCCAGTAAACCACGTTATTTGCGGATGTTACCGCCCTTGGCCCTGCAATCGAGATGTTGGTTTCCAACTCCTGAATACCAAAGACATCGGTGGTTCCTAAGAACTGAAGCGAATTAAGGGTTGCGTCTGTAAAGACAAGCGTTTCTTGGCGGGTTCTAAAGGCTCGGACAATTCTTGATCCACTACTCACCCTTAAAAATCCTGCGCTGTTAGTAAGTTCAGGGGTCCAATCTATGGGATCGTCTTGGCTTGCCCATCGAATAAGAAGAGGATCAAAGGTTCCACCGCCATAAGGTGTAGCCCCAAAGGCTAAGAGATGTTTGTCTGTTTGTGAGACAAGAATTTGCCCGACCTCTGTCGGAACATCGGAAGCCCCAGCAAGAGAGGAGAGAAGAACACCCCGAGTGCCAAGGGCGGTGGTGGGGTTAACCGTACCTCCTCTTTCCCAGATAAATGGAGCGCCCTTGCCGCCCGTGTTTTGGTTCATCACCAAATCGTTGTCAAAGTTATCAAAGAACCAAGTCGTAAGGGGGAAATTAATTGGTTGAAGACTTCCTGTTCCCCACCCCTCTCGGCCCCATGTGCTGGTTCCCCATCCGTAACCATAGGTGATAACACCAAACCCGGATGTGACCTCATAAGCTCCAACAACACTTGCCCCGCCATCCCCAGAGTCACTGGCATTTGCTACAACAGCCGCCCCGGTTGTTGGGTCTTTTGCTGTGATGGTATAACTGTCTGCGTTGGGGGTAGTTAATATCTCGTAGTTCTGATTAAGAACTGCCGCAGTAATGTTTCCACCAAGAGAAACAGCCCCACTAAATGTGACAAAGTCCCCCGGAATAGCGCCATGCGCCGTGTCAGAGACAGTAAGTGTTGATGATCCGGTTGAAGCGGCAAAGGTTACACCACCGGCGGTGGTGGTGGCTCTTAATGGGGTGATGTCGTTTAACTGCTCACCAACCTCGATGTAAACCTTTTGATTGGTTCCAAGGGCAAGAAGGTTGTCAACAAAAGAGGTCACCCATCCAAACATTGACCGGCAAATACCGATTAGGGCATAAGGTGAATACTTCTCCCAGCCGCCCAGCTTTTCAGGCGACCCAGAAATAAACCGGACCTTGTCGCACTCGTACCACCCACCCTCGTTCTTATAGTTGGTGGTATCCCTGTTTAAACCGGGACGGAAGGATAACTTCTGAAGAGCCATCTATGCGCCCCAAAGTTTGGTCCCGGCGGCAGGAACAGAGGTCGCCCAGATAGAGACGCTTTGTTTTGGCTTCCAAGATTGACCACAGTTTGTGCAAACGCCGGTTCCCTCTTCCTCTTTGGAGACAGGATCTTGGCAATGAAAGCAGACCGTTTCCACCTCGTATTTCGGGTATTTGACCCCGTCAATCTTTTGGGCTTCAAAAGTCTGTTTCATTAGGCCACCAGTCCGGGAAGATAGACTGTTTTACCGTTTTGTTTCGTTGCGGTCAAGACCTGCTTTTTATTGTCCGCCGGGTTGAAGCTCACATGGACCCAACCCGAGTCCGGGACACCTACTGTATAAAACTCCAGTATCAATTGGCGGAACTCGCAGTTTTCTGCAATCCACTCGGCAAGTTCAGCATTGGGAATGCCGGGAATTTCAATGTCAGCGGCGAACCCCTTGCAATGGTCCGATGTGGCACTGCCACCCACCTTGGCATTCACAAGGGGATGCCTGTACCCAGAGTTCACCTTGACTCCCATTCCGTAGTAATCCCGAACCTTCTGAAGGACGTTTTCGCAAAGAAGACGAAGGTTTTCAATTTCAGAACTTGTTGGGGTGTTGTCCATCCCATGACGCAAAGCCGTCTCGGACTTGGTCATCTCGGCGAGGGTAAAGTTCTTAGTCAGGTTCATTTCTTTTCCTTCATATTCATAATCTTTTCTAATGTCCGACCACCAAAATAAAAGGACATGATTAACATTCCCCACTGGCCCAGCAGTTCAACGTAAGGCCCATTGACTTCCAGATCCCATGCCGACATAAAGCCAAACACGGTATAGATCAGAAGGATAAAGATCAGGGTCATTGGGCGGATATTCTTTGATAGCCATGAGTCTGAGCGCATATCGGCCTCGGCTCTTTTGGTTAGCTCTTGGGCCTCAATGTTGTCCGCCTGAAGTTCAGCCAGCCGTCCTTCGGCTTGGATCTTGGCAAGCTCTGCCATCGCTTTATTCTTGGCTTCAGGGTCCGGGATAACTTTGTCTAACACCTTCTCCCCAATACTCATAATGGCGGCTAAGGGAATCATTCTTTCTCCTTCATCGCATTGATGGCGGAATAAGCACCTTTACGGCCCACAATTCCACCGATGGCTCCGATGCAGAGCAACATAATGTCTTTCATAATTCCAAGAAAGGCTTCGTCAATGGGGGCAATCTTCTCCATGTCTTGCTCAACAAACATAACGGCAAGCAGTATGCAGACCACAGAGATTAGAAGAATCCCTGCCAGCACCATAACAATCAGCGCCCAGACACGGACTTCGATTTCTTCGGTTGTAAGTTCTTTAAACATATCACTCCATATTCGCCATGATTAGTCCAAGGTTTGCCAGACTGTACCCGCCAAAGGTAATTGCCAGTCCTGTCTTACCCTCAAGGTAAAAGGAAAGGGCCACCAGCAAATAAATAATCGTTACTACGGCGATCAGGGTGTTGCTCATACGATCCGTTCTCCACGGAAATAAGCATGACCGTTTACAACTTCACACAACTCCGGAGGGAGAAGTTTCCCGTCCTTAAAGGTTAGAACCGCAAAACCAGAGGCCCAGACAACAGGATTCTCTTCAAGATACATAAACTGGTCCCCGTGCGGGTCTGCCAGCGTTCCGGTGTCAACTCCCCAGACCGTCCCCGCAATTCCCCGCCACGGGGTTATGCACAGCTTATGTAAGTGACCGGTTACAAACGCCGCTGATCCTTGGTTTAAACGTAGCATTGATTTTAAAGCATTATTGTGGGTGGCGTGAATCCCTCCGTGCCAGCGATGCTTCACAATGGTTGACCCGTTTAAATCTATCCGCCAGCAGGTGTGCCAGCCGGGGAAGTAGTCAAAGATGTCCGACCCGGTAATGACAGCCGCCTCCGGAGCATTGTTAAGAATGTATCGGTAAAGGCGGGTGTCATGGTTACCAAAGGTCCAGAACTTCTTGGCGTTTTTGGAAGCATCTGCTATCTCGTGTAAACGGTCTGTACAGGCCTCAATCTCTTGCTTGGCGGTTGGGGTGTTGTGTTTATACAACGGATCGTGGCGGCTTGTTCTAGCTCCGTCAAAGACATCCCCGTTCATAATGATGGTCGTTGGCTTATGTTTTTTAATAAGCGTTATAAAGGCTTTGTGGCCTGTTGAAACCTCTCCGGGCCAGTAGTGAGCGTCTGATCCGATAAAGACATGACCGTTTTCAACGGTATGCTCAATAATCCGCCTGTTTTGTGGGATCAGGGTCTGCTGAATACTTTTTTGCGGTGCGGCAAAAGAACTCAGCGTGATCCCGTGTTGCCTTTCAATGTTTTTCCGCCGTTCATAGATCTTACGAACATTGACCTGAAAGTGTTCTGCGATCTTTTGAGGGCTTCCGTACTGCTCAAACGCCGCTATGATTTCCTCATCCGATATTTTTTTTGCTGACATTCGGCCTTCCTAAGAACATGGTATCGACTGGACCCCTTGAGTTGGGGTCGTATAAACAGGCAATCTCCACCGCTTGAGTTGGAGTTGCTCCCATGTGCATTGCCGCCAGAGCAAAGTTAGCCCCAGTGCCAATAGCGTAGAAATCATTCTTAATCTGGGCCGGAATGATGGAGCCTTCGTAGACCCACAGCCCGTCCTTGCGTAACTCTAAGACCGAGATGTCTGTCTCTAGGTCGTTTAAACCATCCTTCTCTAATGCCTGTAAGAACTTTAAACAGGCATCCCAATCTCCTGCCGCCCCAAATACACTGACTGCCCCCCGCCGAAGTTTGTTGACGGAGTAACAGCAGGACTCCAATGAAACCATCGAATCAGCGGCAATTTCTTTTTTTGAGAAACAAGCGGCAACGGTCGTCATGGCCTCACGATTAGGGCGATCAAAGTCCAGATGAGTAAACCAGCAAAACCCAATGCTATCGCAATGAGTACACCGTATAGTGACATTTCTATGAACTTTTGTCGCCTAACCTTTTGATCCTGAAGCATTTTAATTCTCCGCTCCCGGATCTGCCGCCTTAAGTTATAAAACTCCTTAAGACCGTCCATGCCCAGATGATTAAGACCACCGTATAAAAACTCATGGCGGATCTCAGCCTCCATCTCCCTAATTTTAACTTTTGCGGCGTAGGCATCGAAGGCTTGTTTGGTGTCATCCCCGAAGGATAACTTCTTGAAAAGAGGAGGCTTTTTAAGCTCAGACTGAGCCGCTTGCTCCAATACATCTGCCGCTTGCGCCCACTGAGATAGCTGGCCCATGACATCTTGGACCTCTCTCCCAACCTCGACGGCCTTTTTGATGCCGCCCCATACGGTTGTTACAAGGGCTAACGCAGATATTGGGTCCACTATTCATCCTAGTCACTATTGGGGACAACATCCCAAGAAGTCGTTTCTTCATTCCATGTGTACATCTTGGGTGGATCGCCCGATCCAGCATCCTCTGGCATTGCTACAGGTGCTTCCCATTGTGCGGTTTCTTCGTTAAGAAGCCATGAATTAAAGGGCTTCGGAGGAACAAACGCATCAATGTCAGCGTTGTATGTAAAGCCGATACCAGCGTAGTTCTTACGCTTGTTGCCGTTGTAGCTGGTCTGCTTCCATGTGCCGCCGAATAAACGCTCACAAAAGGCCGCACCGATATGCTCTTTTTCAACGCCTTCAGCGTCCGAAGTATCGGAATTAGCCACCACGATGACTTGCGTCACCACATTGTTTTCATCGAGTCTTGCAAAGTGTGCCATCTAAATCTCCTTAAAGGGTAAGCCCCGTCAACGACTGGGCATCGCCAAACTCGCCAACAGGAAAGGTGTTAAACGAAAGACTAATGCGCTGATCCGTGCCTTGCACAGTCTCAACCATGTGCGTCAGATGCGATGGAAATATAAACATCCGGCCCGTGTAGGCTTCCATCCACCAAGAGTCCGAGTTGTAAGGATTAAATTCCTCTGTCGGGGTCTTGAGTTGTTGCCATCCGTCTTTGTAAAAGTAAATCTTGTCTGTCTCTTTATTGGCCTGTGGGTACAGAACGCCAGAGATAAACGAATTGGGGTGTGCGTGTTTATGATGGAACTGACCCGGTTCGGTGTAGTTGCACCATGACTGTGTAATGCGTAACTTGGTATTGTGTTTAGGCGCATAGACCGCCTTAAAGTATTCAGCCACGGCATCATCAACAAACTTACGCAAATCTTTGAGTTCCTTGCGGTCAAGCAGATTGTTGTCCACGCTGGTCGTGTTACCCATATTGCTACGGGTTTCTTGGTTCTTGATGAACTTCATCTCTTTTTCGGTGAAGTCACGGTCAAGGTCGGAAAGACCAAGGGCAGTTGGAAATAGGTTAAAGATATTCAAGCGGCCTCCAAGGGCTGGCCCGTTAACTGAGCAAATTGATCGGGCAACCAGATTGTATTGATGGATTCCTCAAAGGCTTTGATCTTCTCCATCGTGGCATCAATTTCTTCCCATGTCGGGCATGGGCGTGGGTCTTCCCACCGGGTAATCATGCGGTTTGATATTTCCCACTTAGCACCGGGGCGCAACATTTCCATCGCAGTATTAATGCCATACAACCTAAATATCTTTGCTTCATTCACTAGACTCTCCTTTTAGAAACGAATAATTACGATACCAGAGCCGCCTGAGCCGCCCGGTAGTTGTGGCGAGGCAAACCCGGATGCACCACCACTTCCTGTATTCGCAGTTGCTGATCCTCCGTTTCCAGTACCAGCGCCGTATCCCGTGCTAGCACCTCCACCAGCATAATTAACTGAAACCCCAGATATGGTGCTTGATTGCCCGATGCCGCCAACACCACCCGCAATTCCAGCGGCCCCAGCACCACCGCCACCACCGCTTAAAAACCCACCAGGGCCGTTCCCGCCATTATTTCCTTGCGATGGAGAGGTGACGGGCGTATTTCCGACCCCGCCCGTTGTTGCTCCTGATGGGCCACCACCGCCGCCACCAGAACCGCCATCTAAACCATTTCCACTTCCCCCACCACCACCGCCCCCGGCAGATGTGATGGTGCTAAATATCGAATTACCACCATTTGATCCTGCGGCGGCAGAACCACCATTGCCTCCAGAGCCAACAGTAATTGTGTAGGTTGTACCGGCAGAAACCGAAAGGCCTGTACCTGTTCTAAAACCTCCAGCACCGCCACTTCCAGCATTAAACACCGCCGACAACCCACCGCCACCGCCACCACCACCTGCTACAACAAGGTAGTCCACGCTGGTTACGCCAGTAGGAGCAGTCCATGAGCCAGAGGATTGGAAGATTTGATAATTAGGTTTTGCCGTGTATTTAAGGAAAATGATTCCTGAGCCGCCTGCGCCAGCAGTGCCAGACCTGAATAGTGGGCCTGCTTCAGTACCAGCACCACCCCCACCACCGCCTGTGTTGGTTGTTCCAGAAACGCCATTATTACCAATAGTACCTGAAGGAGTACCTACCCCACCTGCGCCACCCCCACCAGTACCGCCAGTTCCAGCAGTACCCCCTTCAAGAGTTCCACCACCACCACCTCCGGCATAAGGTGTGGAAGATCCAGAAATAGAGGATGCCGTACCGTTGCCGCCGTTGCCGCCAGAAGTTGTGGTTCCATTTGCACCAACCGCACCAGCACCACCTCCACCACCCCCACCAACATTCGGGCCATGAGGGAAAGGAGCGCCATCCCCACCATTATTGCCTTGAGATGGGGAGGTTGATGGCGTATTTCCGGCGGCCCCAGTAGGTGATGGGCTTCCCGGCTCAGAATACCCTCCACCACCAGACCCGCCACTTTGATTAGCCCCAGATGGGTTTCCAGCACCCCTTCCGCCTCCAGCCGAGGTAATAGTGGAAAATACAGAATTGGACCCAGAAGCGCCTGCTCCGCCACCGCCACCAACCGTTAGGGTATATGTTGTGGTCGATGCTACGGCAAGGCCAGTTCCTGTTCGGAATCCACCCGCACCACCGCCGCCACCCCTACCACTACCCCCCCCACCACCACCAGCGACCACAAGGTATTCCACCTCGGTCACACCAACAGGAGGCTTCCATGAGGTTGAGGTCTTAAATGTCTCGACTGTGGTTAATGGGACTGCGTATCTAAGAAGAACAACGCCGGAGCCGCCGTTTTTTCCGGGTCCAAAATTACCGCCACCTCCACCGCCTAAATTAGCGCCTCCATCAGTTGCGGTTCCGCCTCCATTTGCTCCGCCATTGCCACCACCACCAGTACCTCCGGTGTTGCCAATGTAAGGTCCACCACCACCGCCCTCTCCGCCACCTGCTCCACCTCCAGCGTAAGTTACTGATATACCAGAGATTGATGAGGCGGTTCCATTCCCGCCCTTTCCTGTGTACCCCGGAGTTGCTTGACCATTACCGCCAGCAGCGCCAGCACCACCGCCACCTCCGCCAATACTTGACAGAGTATCAACACCTCCACCGGCTCCTCCATTAGTACCTTGCGATGGAGAGGTTACTGGAGTGTTGCCTGTTCCACCGGGTCCATTACTTGATCCGTTAGAACCACCACCACCACCAGAACCCCCATTCCCACCGGGAGCGTTTGTAAACCAACCACCGCCACCACCACCAGCAGAAATAATACCGGGAGAGGCAAATGGTGAGGGAGAAGAACCTCCAACAATAGACGAATTGGAACCGGAATTTCCGGGGTTTGCAGCGCCGGTTCCACCAGCACCAACAGTAATTGCGTAGTCAGTTCCAGCCGTTACAGAAAATCCAGTTCCAGTTCTAAATCCACCAGCGCCCCCACCACCGCCCCCACCAGCAGGCGTTGCGCCAGCGCCGCTACCCCCACCAGCAACGACAAGGCACTCAACCTCAGTCACTCCGGTCGGGCAAGTCCAAGTACCAGAAGCATTGAATTGCTGAACAACATCAACCGTAGTGGCTGGCGTTACTGTGTACTTGATAATGACAATGCCAGAGCCGCCAGCCGCACCATTAGAGGCGTTATAACCACCGCCTCCACCACCACCCGTGTTTGCTGATCCGCTTGTTGGAATAGTAGAACCAAAACCGCCGTTTCCACCGCCACCTGTACCGCCGGGAGCCGCTGATGGGGACGGGCTAAAACCACCACCGCCCCCACCTGCGTATGTTGTAGACGATCCAGAAATAGTAGAGGCAGTTCCATTGCCGCCACTACCACCCGCTCCGGGTGCGCTGGCAGTAGCATTTCCTCCTACTGCGCCAGCACCACCTCCACCGCCGCCACCTCTATAAGAAGCGTTGTCATTAGCGGCAACCCCGCCATTATTGCCTTGTGATGGCGAAGTAACTGGAGTATTTCCCGATCCTGCGGCCCCACTTCCACTACCCGCTGGCGTTCCGGCGCCACCGCCCGAACCCCCATTTGCACCATTGCCGCTTGAAACGGTGTATGTGCCACCGCCACCACCACCGGCAGAAGTGATTGTGCTAAACACAGAGTTTTGACCGCTTCCTCCAATAACCCCGGGTGTGCCAGCAGAACCACCCGCCCCAACAGTAACGGTATAAGAAACCCCTTCAGTAACTGCTAAACCCGTACCAGTTCTAAAACCACCAGCACCGCCGCCGCCACCACTTAAATACCCACCCCCACCTCCACCAGCAACAACCAAGTACTCAACCTCCGTTACACCAGCAGGGCAGACCCATGTGGTCGATGAGATAAAGGTTTGGATGACGGTGAACTCAGCCGAGGATGGCCTAAGAAAACCTAAGAGGGCATTTAAAATTCCGGTCATGGTCTTGCCTTAAGTTAAGCCGTTGCCACTAATCACCCATGTGGTGCTTGCCACCTTGACGGCTGACGCAACACCATAAGCCGCAAGAGTCCGTGACCCCGTTGACCCATCGCCACCTAAATACATGGTGTCAGTCGTAATCGCAATAGTTACAGTATTAATTAAGTTGACAAAAGTGACTACCGTGCCTACTGGGTAAGCCACACTTGAGTTAGCCGGGATTGTAAATGTCCGGGCATTGTCATCGGCAATCGGGTGCAAAATGGTCTTACCCGAATCGGCTAACACCAAAGTATAGGCCGCAGATTGTGAGTTGACCGGAGTATTCCTAAAGCCTACTGCGTCTGTGCCGTCAACCGTACATCCGCTTAATTGCCCTGATGTTGGGGTTCCAAGAACGGGAGAAACAAGCGTTGGCGTATTTGCAAAAACCAGTGCGCCCGTACCCGTTTCATCGGTGACCGCCGCCGCAAGATTGGCAGAAGAAGGCGTTCCAAGAAAGGTTGCTACATTGGTTCCCAGTGCGTTAATGCCTGTGCCGCCATAAGTGTCTGCAAGAATACCCGAAGAAATATTATTAGCATTAATGCTCGTAATGTTTGCGCCAGAAAATGTCGCAGAATTTGACCCTGTTCCTCCTTGTGTAATAGCAAGAGGAGTTCCAAGGGTTAAAGATGTTGCATGGGTGGTGACATCCACCACATTTGACCCGGTGCTGTAGACCCACATGGTCTTACCGGCGGGGACGGTTACATTAGATCCTGTTGAGTTCTTAACCTCGACAGCATCGGAAAGCCCATTGTTAATAATGTATGGCTTTTCAATGTCCGGAACGGTCAAAGCTGTTGTAGCCCCTAGTCCCGTTCCTGTAAGGTTTAAACGCAGATTACGAGCCGTCTGGCTTGCGTTGGTATCTGTCAGCGAGATGGTTACGTTGGAGCCTGTAAAGGCTACATCGGCTGATTCTGCGATGGCCTCCTCAATAGCGACCCCGAGGTTGTCATTGGTGACATTACCCCATGTACCGCTGTTTTCACCGGTCCCCATCAACTGGATTTTTAATGCGCTGTATGTACTTGCCATGTTATGCCGCCTCTAATATCGGTTGCCAATTAGGATTCTGAGAGGTGTCGATCTGACTCCAAACAAGTGTTTTACCGACCCGCCCTGTTCCAAATACGCCTGTTACCACCACGGTTGCTTTTGCATCAACTTCAACCGTTCCAATTTGTCCTGTTGCCGAGACTCCCGTTGGGAAGACTCTGGCCTTTGCATCAACCTCTTCTTCACCCAGTTCACCTGTCGCCTCTAGGCCGGTGACCTCTATGTAATTGTTGGTCTGTAGTGCAACATCTGCAACAACACCTAAAGCCTCTTCTCCGGTAACTTGGAGATTATTGTTGGTCTGAAAGTCTGTCGTTCCAATCTCACCAACCGCCTCAACTCCAGTAACACTTATGTTGGTTGGACCAATGATGATTGGTGTGCCAAGCTCACTTACACCCTCAACACCGGTTACCTCAACATTGTTATTGGTCTGAAGAGCTATATCACCCAGCGATACAACTGCCTCAAGCCCTGTAACCGCTACATCAACATCAATCTTTACTTCTTCTTCACCAAGCCCGGTTACACCTTCAACACCCGTAACCTGAACAATGGCCCCCGCTGTTACAAGGGCAGTCCCTAATTCTCCTGTTGCCTCATCGCCATCGACCAAGACCTCGATGAGGTCCAGACCCCAAGCCCCTCGGGACCAAGGGCCAGAACCCCAACCGATGTAATCATTGGACGATGCCACAACTTAGGCAATCCTAATGATTGCCGCACTGTTACTTGCCGTTGGGAAGATGATGGTGAAATCACCGTCCGTCGAGGTCTTTGTTCCGCCAAAGTTAAGAACACAGACTGACGCATTAGTTAAGGCCGCATTGGCGTTGCTATTCGCCGAAGGGGTTGAGTTATAAATCAACGCACCCGCCGCATTGACCGTCACATTGGAGAAGGTCAGATCGGAGAAGTCTGTGAATCCAACACCTGCCGAAGCATTTGTATTGGAAGCCACCACACCCAGATTGGTAAGGTTTGCACCACCGGCGGTGTAGTTCGTACCCGAAGACTCGTTAGTTGCCGTGTAGGCCGTCGTGTTAGCGTCTAAATCAGCATCTGTAAGATAGAGTGCGAGTTTAAACGTATCTGCACCGGTGTCGGCGCTGGGTCGGAAGTCGTGTACACCGAGCATTAACTCGGCTTTAAAAGAGGTACACATACTTTGGGTTATAGCCACGTTAGGCTCCTTTCAAATAATTTATAGCGTTTAACAATTTGTCTGTGTTGTCGTTAAACAACCCTAGACCTCGATTACATTTTGTGCAGAGTAACCCCCGCACCTTTCCTGTTGTATGACAATGGTCTACAGCAAAAAATTTGGTTCTACCTCCGGGTGTTTTTTCTTTGCATATACCACACCCATCACCTTAGCGTTTTAATATGGAATAGTAATCATCTAGCGTTATCCCATATTGAGTCTTAAATTTACTACGCTTTTCAATATCTTTTACAACATCTGGAACTTCGACTCTTCGTCTTTTGTTATAACTAACCTTGCACGGGGTGCAGATGGACACGGGCTTACCGGGCCTGTGAGTACGTCTAATAGCGAACGCATCAAGTGCCTTAAACTCTTTGCAGACTGTGCAAGTATGTCCGTCCATTCTATTCGTCTAAAAGTTTAATGAATTCAGGATGTCCTGCCCGTTTAAACTTGTTTGCCAAGGTGACATGATTGGATCTTACCGCCTCCTTCATGTACTGAACAAGGACTTGCCTGATGCTGTCTTTGAAGGCCTCCGCCTGATCCCGGATTGCAGGATGAGTGTGACTGCCCACATAGATAATTTTGTCTAAGGCTCGCTCGGCAATCTCTTCGGGTGTGAACCCCCGACCGCTCGTTGTAAGAACGGTGACATTGCCGCCAAGTAATACTGAAACATCGTTCATTGAACCTGATACCTCGCTTGTGGTGTGCGGTACATATCCTGACGGTTCTTGCCTTCGCTCAACTGCTTAAGCATTGCCATCGCATCGTTGTACTGCTTTTCGTATTGGGCGAGAACATCGGGTTCGCCCTTCATAAATGTATATGCCTCAATGAGAGACCCATACAAAAGCGGAGGATCGAAGTTGTCGCCAAGCCACGAGGTTCCGGCGGTAACAATCGATGGTGGGTAATAAAAATAATGAAGCTCAACGGCATAGTCCTGATCCGGCGTTGGGCCAAGGATGTAGGAGTCGTCGTCGAACATAGCGTAATGGGTGGGCTTACCTGTCGATGTTGGGATAGGGAAAGCCTGTCGGATGTAGTTCACATCCTTGTTTAAGAGATACTCATACGCCCCGGTGGTGGGATCAATCACCGCCAAAGAGAAGTTAGCCAGCCAGTCGGACGGCACAGTTAAATACGGATTAGTCGCAGTCGTTGTCCCGGTTACATTCTTACGCAGGGCAAGAATCTGTACCGAGTTGTAGATCCTTTTTTCAGCTTCCTGAATAAAGGTGTCAATCTGCTCCGTCCCGGTGAAGGTGGCGGTTCCAGACCCTGCGCTGTTAGTAAACGATGTGCTGGGGAAGTCATTCTCGACATACCCTTTGATCGTTTCAAATAACTGTGCGTAGTTCATTTAGCCCATCTTCGTGCTATGGTTCGTGCCTTTTGTTGCCGCTCCCGTGCCACGAGTCTTAACAGTTTGCGTGTTAGCCGTTTGATTGGGGTAGCCATAACCTGTTTCAACACGATACTCTTTGGGCTGAACATATTTATTAAGCGGATCTTTGGTTTCGCCGGGGAAAAAATTGAATTTATCTGTGTCCATGATAATTCCTCAAGTTATTGATATTGTGACAGTTCCTATGCTTCCTGTCGCCTTTAAACTGTTGGGAGTAAGCCCTTGGTCATCACCCATTCCGACCGGGTTCCAACCCCACTGAATATCTCGGCTACCTAAGTAATCGCTACCTGAGACTACATAGGAAGTGTCTGGTCTTGGGTTCCTAACCGCCTGTGGGTCATCAATCGGGTACATCCCCAACTGAAGCTGTGGCTGATCAGGTTCCCAACATTCTGGACATACCAAAATGTTAACCCGTTTGGTTTTAATTACAAGCTCTTTTAACTGCTTTAACTTGTACTGAAACCCACACCGGTCACAGGTGGCAATCGAGTTCTTGCCAGAGGCGAACCGGTTACCCATCTTTTACCCAATAAACTGTTGTCGAGGAACCATCCGAATAGCGGCCTTTTCACGGTCCTCATCCGAAGCCAACCGCCATTGCTCGTCGTAATCTGCCTTAAGTGCCGCCGCCCGGGCCTCGGCTCCCGGGATCTTGGCGGAGAGGTAATAAGCCAATCCCGCCACCAAACAGTTGTAAAACCGGAACGGAACGGCGAAGGTGTTTACACCGTTACCCGCATCTTGGATTCGCTTCATCCGCCAGTAAACGAAGGTGTACTGGTTGCCCGGATCGTTAGGGGTGGGCCATACATAGATTCTTGGGTAGTTAATTCCAGAGGGTTCTGTGGCTCCCGATTGCCTGTCCACCCAGACCTGAATAGGACGGCCTGTCGCTGTTTTGTTGGGGATGGTGGCATAGGTAGAAACACTAATACGGGTAATGCTTAGATCCTGTTGGTTCTGGCCTGTCCCGGTTCGGATCATATGCTCGACCAGATCGATGGTATCCACCGGAAGATCGTATTCCGCCTGTCCGGTTACCAAAGGGATAGAACCCTCTTCAATGGTCCAAAGGTTAATCCCTCGGTTGGCCCATTCAATGGTTAACAGATTAAGGGACCGCCGTGCGGTGCGGAAGTGATAGCCTGTCCGGGCCTCGGAGCCACAACGCTCAAAAGCCTCTTCGATCACCTCGTTTAAATCGGGTGTAAACGCTGTCGTTCCGCTGGTGGTCATACCTTTAGCCCGGTCCCTTTAAACGTGCATCCGTAATAAATCTTCCCGATGACCATGTTTTCTTCAAGTTTTTCAATAACATAGTCGCTCTTTTGTTCTGCATAATTCATGCACTCTGCTTCTGTAGCAAAGTCTGTTTGGTTATCAAATGTGACCATCTCACACCCCTGATACAGGATGCAAAAGAGAAAGTTAGCAACCCACATCTAGGTTTCTTTCTCCGCAGTTAATGCGGCGATTTTCGCCTTAAGCACCGCAATCTCTGCATCTCTTTCTTCTAGCTTTCTCAGGTAGCTTTCGTTCATTTGCCCCCAAATTTGGATGTCCATCATTCGGCCTTTATGATCTTCAGCCATCATTTGAAACAAACGCTCTGAAGCCTCGATCTGCTTTTGAATGAAGTCAATCATTTCTTTAAGCCCTTTAATGTTTGTGCAAGCCTTGCTCGTTGGCCCATCTTTCCGGGCTTCTTGGCGGCTGTCTCTAGCTTCTTGGCGGGGATTTTCTCGCCTTTTTTGACACCAAGGGATTTTCGTAAAGAGCCGGGTTTCTTGATGGCCTCTTGAATCCATTTTGCTGAACCGCCTTTTTTCATGCCCGGAACACCACGGCCTTTTAATACATCTGCCTTGGTAACCTCACCGTCCTTGTTTAAATCGGGGAATGACTTAGCCATTATCGATGCCTCGCTGTTTTCTTTGCAATTCGCTTAGGTTGGGCGACGAACTGCTTACCCTCAGACTTACCCTTCCGTTTGGCTTTCGTAGTAGCCGCATACTCTGCTGGGGAAAGAGACTTGATAGCGGACTTTGGTAGATAACGCTCACCAGTAGCTCTCGGACCTTGAGTTGATGGCTTTCCACTCTTGGTCCCCCACTCCTGCTCAGTCCACGCTTTTAGACTCTTTTGCGGCTTTTTCAGCGGCATCCCTCTGTATCCTTCTTAACTGTCGAACCGTTTCCGCCTTCAACAAAATCCAGTTAAATACATTGCCATCGGTACTAGGATTGTAAACGATATGGCTTTGTTTATTAACCGTTTTTTTGACTGTGCGGATCATTAATAGAATCCACCTTTACCCCGTTGAGCGAAGAGTTGAGACCTTCCGCCCGGTTGCACAAATGGCCCCTGCTGATAATACGGAGAATAAGGTTGCTGGTAGAACTGACTACCCGCCATCTGGAACTGATTCATGTATGGAGAGAAGTATTGCTGGGGCGGAGAATAAAATTGCTGTGGGGGCGGCATATAGTAAGGCTGTTGATAACTATAATTG